CTTTAATTATAGCACCTAAACAGGTGCTATTTTTATACACAAATTTAAATAAGCAATTAGCGTGAAAGTGGTGGTATATGACATGAAACTAACTTTGAAACAACAAAGATTCGCAGATGAGTATATAAAAAGTGGTAATGCTTTCCAATCAGCTATAAGAGCTGGTTACAGTAAAAACTACGCAAGCAAGAATGTTTCTAAATTGTTGGAAAATGTTGGTGTTAAAACTTACATTGACAATCGTTTGGAAGAACTCAAAAAAGAAAGCATAGCAGATCAAGACGAAATTATGCAGTATCTTACTTCGGTAATGCGAGGGCAGGTTAATGACGTTGAGTTGATGAATGTGCCAGTGGGCGACTTCGTTTCAGAAATACAAGCACATGAAAAACGTTCAGATACTTCGGCACGAACCAAAGCGGCCGAGTTACTCGGTAAACGTTATCGTATGTGGACTGAGAAACAAGAAGTCGAACTAACTACACCTATATTCGTGGACGATGTGCCAGAAGATGACTAAAAGAAAGCTAGTTAGTCCGTCAAAAGTAATCGGCGGTGGTTACAACAGATTTTGGCACAACAAAGACATGTATAGGGTAGTTAAAGGCTCACGTGGTAGCAAGAAAAGTAAAACAACGGCACTTAACTTCATTTACCGGTTAATGCAATACGAGTGGGCTAATTTGCTCGTTGTAAGACGTTTTAGTAATACCAACAAACAATCAACATACACAGATTTAAAGTGGGCGGCTAACCAATTGGGAGTTGCCCACTTATTTAAATTCAATGAAAGCATGCCAGAGATAACGTATAAGCCAACCGGTCAAAAGATACTGTTTAGAGGTTTAGACGATCCATTAAAGATAACTTCTATCACAGTGGACAAAGGCATATTATGTTGGGCATGGTTTGAAGAGGCATACCAGATTGAAACGTTTGATAAGTTTAGTACCGTGACTGAATCAATTCGAGGTAGTATCGACACAGATGACTTCTTCAAACAGATAACAGTAACATTTAACCCTTGGAGTGAACGTCATTGGCTTAAACGTACTTTCTTCGATGAAGATACTAAGTTGAAAAACACGTTTTCGTATACAACAACGTACAGAGTTAACGAGTGGTTAGACCAAGCCGACATTGATCGTTACGAAGATTTATATCGTACTAATCCACGACGCGCAAGAATCGTCTGTGATGGCGATTGGGGCATTGCTGAGGGACTTGTTTACGATAACTTCGAGGTTGTTCAGTTTGATTGGTTTGCGAAGTATAAAGAAACGCAGTTGAAAGTACATGCTATCGACTTTGGTTTCACAAACGATCCTACTGCATTAGTTAGTGTGGTCGTTGATTTAGTCAATAAAGAATTATATATCTACGATGAACATTATGAGAAAGCAATGGTCACTGATGAGATATACCAAATGATTGTCGATAAAGGTTTGAAAGACGCAGAGATTAAAGCAGATAGAGAATTGCGCTTGATTACAGAGCTACGCAACAAAGGTATTAGCAAAATCAAAGCAGCGTTTAAGCCAGGTGGTTCGATTATGGCAGGTGTTCAGTATGTGCAAGGCTTTAAGATATACGTCCACCCATCATGTGAACATACTATCGAAGAATTGAACACATACACGTTCGACCAAGATAATGAAGGTAACTGGTTAAACAAACCGATAGACAAAAACAATCACGCACTAGACGCATTGCGTTATAGTCTCGAAGATTTAATATTCAAACGAACAGTTAAGGAAGACGCTAACAGTTTACGTCGAATGAAAGGAATGTTAAGAGGTTAATGGATAATAGATATGCAACATTAGTTAATAAAGCTAGATTCTCGAAATTCGCAAACGATGACTTTTTAGTCGAAGATGTTGACGAGTTACTACAAGAAGAAACACTTCGAGACTTCGTTAATAAGCATAAACAAGACCAAGTGCCGAGATTAGAAACGTTAGAAGATTATTACCTAGCACGTAACACTGGTATATTGAGCGGTAAGCGTAGACTAGATGACACTAAGTCAGACCATCGTGTTGTACATAACTTTGCAAAGTATGTATCACGTTTTATTGTTGGTTATCTGACAGGTAATCCAATTACGATTACGCATAAAGACGAAAATACTAACGCGAAGTTAATCGAACTAAACGACCATAATGACGCAGACGCAGTTAACAGTGATTTAGCGTTGAACTTATCAATTTATGGTAGAGCATATGAGATCGTTTATCGTGATTTCGAAGATAAAGACACGTTTAAGTTGCTAGATCCAAAGAATACATTTGTCGTTTACGATATGACTTTAGATAAAAAAGTTGTAGCAGGTGTACGCTATTACGAGAAAGAAAACGCGCAAAAGATACCTATCCAACATATCGAAGTATATACAAGCACTGATATTCATTACATTCAGATTAACAACGGTAAGTTTCAAACATTCGAATCTGTACCGCATTATTACAATGATGTACCAGTTATCGAATATCTTAACGATCAATTTAAACAAGGTGACTTTGAAAACGTGTTGAGTAAGATTGACGCATACGATAGTGCTCAGTCTGATACAGCTAACTATATGTCAGATTTAAATGACGCAATGTTAGCTATTATCGGCAACATGGATTTAGAAGGCGATGACGCTAAAGCGTTCCAAGACGCGAATATGGTACACATTCAACCGTCGATGAACGCGAACGGTAACGAAGGCAAAGCAGACGTTAAATACATCTATAAACAATACGATGTAGCGGGTACTGAGGCATATAAAAGTCGTTTGCAGAAAGATATACACAAAGAAACGAATACACCAGACCTTAATGATGAAAACTTTAGTGGCGTTCAATCAGGTCAAGCTATGCAATACAAGTTGTTCGGGCTTGAACAGTTAAGAGCGATTAAAGAACGCTTATTCAAAAAAGGTTTAATGAAACGTTACAAATTGTTATTTAACAACATTAACATCGAGAACTTAACGCAGTTATCTTACAAAGAAATTGAAATACAGTTTTCTCCTAACTTGCCCAAATCGATGATGGAATCTATTGAGGCGTTCAATGCGGTTCATGGTCAGATTTCTGAATCAACTAGCTTATCGTTACTCGACTTCATTGATGATCCTAACGAAGAACTTGAGAAGATGAAGAAAGAACGTGAGAAAGAAGAACAACAATCTGACGCATTAGCTTATCCAGAAACATTTAAGCAAGAGGTTCAACCATCAAACGAAAAAGTAGATGATGAAGATGACAGAGGATAATCAATACTGGATTGAACGCGCACAGAATACAATTGATAGTGAAGTAGTACAAGACGCTAAAGTGGTTGCAGAAATAGAGCGTATTATTGCATTAATGTACGCAGAGATAGCAAAAGAACTGTTAGCATTCTACGCTAAATACGCGACGTCTGAGGGCATTTCTATTGCAGAGGCTAAAAAGGTTATCGACGAGTTTGATGTTGTAGCATTTAAAGGAAAAGCTAAAGAGTATGTCGAAACAAAAGACTTTAGCGAGAAAGCTAACAAAGAACTAAAAAAGTACAATACTAAGATGTATGTTTCACGTGAGCGAATGCTTAAACAAACACTCGACTTAACTATTAAGAAACACGGTTATCGAGTAGAAAAAGAAATCGAAAAAGGTTTAATTAATGCGATTGAACGTGAAACGAAACGACAATCCGGCATTTTAGGTGATGTGAGTATTAAAGACCGTCACATTAAAGCAATCGTTAATAGTAATTTTAAAGGTGCAACATGGTCAAAACGTTTGTGGCGTGATATGGATAAAGTGCGAAAAGAGGTTGAACGTATAACTACTAACGTGGTTGCACGTGGTCGCCACCCTAACGAATACGTTGCTAAGTTTAAAAAGAAGATGGGCGTTAGTACATATGAGGCTAAACGCTTACTCATCACTGAATCGGCACGTGTTCAAACCGAGGCACAAAAGATATCGTATCTCGAAATGTTGGGAGAAGATGGCGAATATACTTACGTTGCTAAGCTAGATAACAAGACCAGTGATACGTGCAGAAGTATGGACGGTAAAACGTTCAAAGTGAAAGACATGACACCAGGTGTAAATGCACCGCCATTGCACGCACATTGCAGAAGTACAACAATGCCTAAGATTACGAATTGGCGTGATAAATTCTTTGCTGAACGCAAAGGTAAATATTCCGGTAAAAAGTGAGGTGATAAACATGAGCATTCAAGAAAGACTTGATAATGTTATCGATGAATACTTACAAACATTCGCACAAGATCCTAACGACATTCTTAACGACAACATGACCGATTTAGAAAAGGTGGAGTTATTAGAAAAAGCAATACAGGAGGGCGACCCTAATGTCGGATTATAATAAGCAAGTTGTTACTGCATTGAATGGTATTTGGGAAGAATTAAGAAAGCTGAATGAAAGTAAGCCAACACCTAAGCCAAATCGACAAGAAGAAAAAGAAAATAAGAAATCGTTTGAACCTAAAAACTTTATTTAGGTTCTTTTTTATGTCCGAACCATGCTCACGACACTAAAAGGCGCAAGTGTATATAGTCCAAACCATGCAATGACTTAAAACTTATCAAGAGTAAATAAATGAGGTGTAATCGAATGGATATCCAAGATAAATTGAAACTCAAATTACAATTCTTTGCCGACGAATCTAATGAAGATGATGAAAATAACGATGAAGCAACTGATGAAGAAGGTAAAGAAAAAGACGAAAAGACTTATTCAGAAGAAGAGTTTAACCAACGTTTAAATGATGAATTAAAACGTCGTATGAAACAAAAGGAACAAGAAAAGCAAGACGCCATTGAAGAGGCAAAAAAGCTAGCAAAGATGAATAAAGATCAACAAGAACAATATGAACTTGAAAAAGTGCGTAAAGAAAATGAAGAATTACGCAATAAACAAGCACGTTATGAAATGCGTGATATTGCTCGAAAAATGTTGAACGAACGTGACATTAAAGCAAATGATGAAATTTTAGACTTTGTGGTTTCTACCGACGCAGATGAAACACAAGAGAAGATTGAATCATTCTCTAAAATCTTAAACGATATGGTACAAGCCAAAGTTAAAGAATCGTTACGTCAAGGTTCTCCGAAAAACGTTTCATCTAGCGGTATGTCAAAACAAGATATTTTAAACATTAAAGACGATATGCAAAGACAGCAAGCTATTGCTCGAAATCGTCACTTATTTAACTAAAATGGAGGTTATTAATTATGGCAGAAAACAATTTAATTGACGTTCAAGCGTTAGGCGAGGCTAAGTCAATCGACTTCGCTAACAAAATGGGCGAAAACTTAAACAAATTATTCGAGGCTTTAAACATTACAAATAAAATTCCTATGAATGTAGGTACTGCATTAAAACAATATCGTTTTAAAGTAGATCCAACAGGTAATAACGACGGAATCGTAGCAGAAGGCGACGAAATTCCATTGACTAAAGTTGAACGTGAACAAGTCGACATCACTGAATTGAAATTCAAGAAATTCAGAAAATCTACATCAGCTGAGGCAGTACAAGCACATGGTTATGATTTAGCAGTTAACCAAACTGACAACGAGTTATTACGTTATGTGCAAAAACGTTTTAGAACAGACTTCTTTGATATGTTACGCGCAGCTTTAAACAACAAACAACGTACGAACAAAGCAAAATTGGAAGGTAAGAACTTACAAGGCGCATTAGCAAAAGGCCGCGCTAACTTATCTGTATTATTAGATACAGAAGTAACACCTATTGCGTTAGTTAATCCTAACGATGTTGCTGGTCATCTTGCTGAAGGATTAATTAATTCAAACGGTTCTTTCTTCGGTTTAAACTTATTAACTACTTATGTTGGCGTACGTGTTATTGAATTCTCTGACGTACCAGAGGGCGAAGTTTGGTTAACAGTTGCCGAAAATTTAAACGTTGCTTATGCAAATCCACGTGGTGAATTATCTCGTGCGTTCCCATTCGCAACAGATCAAACAGGTTTTGTTGGTGTGTTACATGACATCATCTCTAACCGTTTAACTACTGAGACTATTATGGCGCATGCAATCTCTATGTTCCCAGAAAATATTGACGCAGTAGTTAAAGTTGATATCAAACCAGAAAAGGCACAAGCTGCGACACCGGCTCAATAAATTAAAGAAGGTGCTAGCGCATGGATTATTTAAAAAAGGTTAAAACTCGTATTGGATTAACTGATGATTTACAAGATGAGCAGTTAAAAACGATAATTGAAAACGTTGAGGCTGAACTATTATCACGTATACCAAAGCAACCAGATGACGTTATACCGTCTGAATTAGACTTCATTGTAATTGAAGTATCTAGCAAACGTTATAATCGAATCGGCGCAGAGGGTATGACATCAGAAAGTGTTGATGGTCGCTCAAACAGTTTTGAGGCTAACGATTTTGACGCTTATGATAAAATCATCGACGCCCTTTTTCCAGTTGATACACTTGAGCGCAAAGGTGGTATCAGATTCTATTGAGATACAACAAACGTGTTCAATTTGCCGTTGAAACTAAAGGGGCGTACAATCCGAAAACGAGTAAAACCGAAAAAGTTGAACGGGTATATGACCCGATACCATGTAACATTAGTCCATTGTCTGCAGAGAAAACTGTTGTTGAATTTGGCAACATCAAGAAAAATATCAATATCATTCGTTTAAACGGTTATTTTGAGGCGAAAGTGACTCATGCTTATATTAATAGCGTTAAGTATTTAATTGTTAAGAAAATCAACTATGAGCATGATACAGTGTTCTATGTTGAGGAGGTTAACTAATGCGCATTGATGGTATAGATGAGTTACTAAGCGCAATGCATACGGCACACGATGACATTGATGATGACGCTGATGTGATATTACGTGAAAACGCAAAAGAATTTGTATCTGATACCGTTTTAAGTGCAAGAGAAAACTTTGTTAAAGGTTACTGGACTGGTAATCTAGCACGACAAATTGAAAGTGCGAAAAACGGTCATTTAGAATATGAGGTTACTTCTCAAGCAGGTTATAGTGGTTTTGTTGAATATGGTACAAGATATATGGAACCAGAAACGTTTATGAAACCAGTATATGAGAAATTTATGATACAAATAAATGAAGATTTTGAACGCCTTCTGAATGGTTAGGAGGTGTTTTTTATGCAATCAGCTAAGCTACAGTTATTTAACTATTTATACGAACGATTTCAGTCATTGGAAGTACCGGTCATTGAAACAAAAGAATTGAACCAAGAGTTACCATATCCGTTCATAGCGATTCAAACAGTTAATGACCATATTTCTCGGTTAACTTTTGACAGTTATAGTGGTTCCCCCAGTGCCACCGTACACATATGGTCATTAAGTGATGATAAAGGCGCAAATGATGAGTTATATATGCAGGTTCAAAACGTATTATTGAATGATATTTCGTTAGATGGTTACACGTTAACGCAACCTAACCTAACAGTTAATGAATTGACTGTTACAGAAACAAATCAAGAATTATTACACACAGTTATAAACATTGAATATAACGCACACTAGCAACTCGTTAAGTCGAGTTGCTTTTTTATTACTATAAATTGGAGGTATTAACCTATGGCAATTAAACAGGGTACTGATGAATTAATTTTACTTCGTCCCGTTGGCGCTAAAGAGGACGCTGACAAAGTAATGTGGATTACACAAATGGAACGTGAAACAGAAAAAGACCGTGACACAGAGGCGACTATGGACGGATCTGTTAATAGCGGTGGTTCTTTAGAAAGTACAGTTACATGGACTTGCTACATGAATCACGATGATACGTTAGCAGATGAAGTTGAGGACGCGACTGAGGAAGATACTCCTTATGAAGTGTGGGTAATCAACAAACGCGTTCAAAAGAACGGTAAATATAAAGCAGAATATAGACAAGGTTACTTCAATTCAATCAATCGTTCTAACGAGGCTGATGGTATTGCGGAGTTTGAAGTTGAATACGGCGTTTATATGAAAAAAATTCGTGGTTGGGCTACATTACCAAATGTTATCGAGCAAAACAAAGCGCAATATGGTTTCCACGATACTGTTGCTGCCGATCCAGCTAACGATGGACTTGCTGAAAGCATGCCACAACCAAATGAACCATCAACAGCTACTAAACCAGCGTCAGACAAATAATTATGAGGGCTTAACGCCCTCTTTTTTATAAAATAAATTAAAGTGAGGTTATTACATTATGCATATTAATTTTAACGGTCAAGAATTAGAGTTATCTTTCGGATTAAGATTTGTGAATGAAATTGATAGAGAATTAGGATTCGACGTCGATCAAATGGCAGTTGGTCAAGGTTTAAACTTACTTGTTCCAAACTTAAAAACAAATAACATTGCAGCATTATCAAAAATCGTTAAAGCGGCGGTGGCACATCATAAAAAAGCACCTAAAACTGACGAAGATTTAGAAGAAGTGTTAAAAGATATCATCGAGAACAAAGGACTCGAAGAATTTTGTGAAGAAACTATCGAGGAACTGGGAAAGAATGTGTTAACCCAAAACCTAGTGCCAGACGAGTACAAGAAGAACAAGAAGAAGAAATAAACGATGATGATGTAATGACGTATGATCGTCTAATTGTTCTATGTATGAGTAAGTTGAAAATATATAACTTAAAAGACATAGAAATGATGACGTTACGTGAATTCAATTATCGAATGTGGGCGCTTGAATATGAACAACTTGATAAAGATATGGAAATGTATAAGCTAGCTTTTGCTATTCGTGACGCACAAGCAGAACAAAAGGTAAAAGGTGGCAAAAAAGGCGAAATGGAATACAAATATAGTAACGCCGATGAAATCATCGATTATCAAGCGAATGTTAAACGTCTTAATAAAGGCGAGCCGCTCAAATTCGGCAGTGAATCGAAGTTTGAAGATAACAAACCAAACAAAGACTTATTACAAATGATTGCTAACTTTAATAAAAAATAGATTGGAGGTGTGTGGAACGTGGCAGATTATCAAATTAGTACGACTTTGAAGGCTGATACAGATAAGTTTAAGCGTGAGTTTAGAAAAGCTATCGGCGATACAGAACACTTTAAAGCAGTTGCTGAGAGTATCAAAGATATTAAACTAGACGCAGATACGACAGGCGTAACAAAAGGCGTCAATGAGGCTAAAAAAGCAATTGAAGAATTCGAAATGTCAGAGGCAAACGCTAAATTAGATATTGACTCTAGTCACTTACGTGGACAAGTTAACCAAGCTAAAGCGATTATCAAGTCATTCGATAATGTTGAGGCAGACGCTAATTTAAAAGCAGATATTACGCAAGCCGTTACAAATATCGCAGAGCTAGAGCGATATATTGAACGAATTGATAACGATAGTCCAGACGTAGAAGTTAAAGCCGACGTTTCTAAAGCGAACGCACAAATCAGATTGTTACAAGCGAACCTTAAAACAATCACAAGTCATCACTATAGTGCGAATTTAGACGCAGACGCTACTAGAGCAAGAGAACAAATTGCTATAGTTAAAAAGTCGTTAAATGACTTTGCTCGACAACGCGCTAAAGCCAAACTTGAAGTAGATCAAAGAGCTGCAGTCGCTCAAATTCGTATCTTTAAAGCGATGTTACGTTCAATACCTAACGTTGTACGCACACGGCTTATTGTTGATGAGAAGAAAGCCGTTGGAGGCTTAAAAGCATTTCATCAAGGTTTAGAAAACGCTAATAATGTATTAGATACTGTGGCGAATGACATTCGTACATTCGGTACTGTATTCAGTAACATGATAAAAGGTGTTATGTTATCTAACATCTCATTACTTGTTCCAGCAATTGCTAGTATCGTTCCAGCTTTAATGTCAGTGTTAAATGCAGCAGGTGTTGTTGCTGGTGGTGCAGTTGGCATTGCAGGAGCATTTGGAGTTGCAGCAGCAGGTGCAGTTGGTTTTGGTGCTATGGCAATATCAGCGTTGCAAATGGTCCAAAATGGTACGCTACAAGCAACCAGTGAGGTTAAGAATTATCAAAAAGCACTAGACGGTCTTAAATCAACGTGGGCAGGCTTAATAAAGCAAAATCAAGCAGAGATATTCAACACTTTAGCAAATGGTGTGAATATAACTAAAACAGCCCTACAAGGTCTAACACCGTTCTTGTCTGGTGTGGCCAAAGGTATGGAACAAGCGAGTGCTAAAATGCTTGATTGGGTTAAAAATTCACAAGTAGCACAAAAATTCTTCCAAATGATGGGAACAACCGGAGTAAGAATATTTAATAATATGTTGAATGCAGCAGGTCAATTTGGAAGTGGTATCATTAGTATGCTTACTCAGTTAGCACCTCTAGCCGAATGGGTTTCTAAAGGTTTTGAAAAAATGGGTGCTTCATTCAATAAATGGGCTCAAAGTACAGCAGGTCAAAATGCTATCAAGTCGTTCATTGAATATACAAAACAAAATTTACCATTAATTGGTCAAATATTCGGAAACACATTCAAAGGTATATTCAACTTAATGAAAGCATTCGCACCAAATACTCACCTTATCTTACAATCTCTTGCTCAAATGTCTGCAAAATTTGCCGAATGGAGTGCTACTATAGCCGAAAGTGACGGTTTTAAGAAGTTTATTCAGTATGTACAAGAAAACGGACCTAAGCTCATCACTTTAATGGGTAATATTATCAGAATACTTATCGCAGTAGGTACTGCTATGGCTCCATTTGCATCAGCAGTTTTAGATGCTGCAGTAGCAATTACAGACTTTATCGCTAAACTAACTGAGGCACACCCGGCAATTGGTGCAATTTTAGGCGTGCTTGCTACGTTAGCAGGTATATTCATGACGATTGGACCACCAATCTTATCAGCTATTGGTTTTATATCTAAGTTTGTCACAGGATTAACAGGTGCAGCTACTGTCCTTGAGGCGTTTTCTGCAATAGGTGCTGCACTAAGCGGAGTGTTGGACACTATAGCATTAGCATTTATGTATTTAAATGCGCCTATAGTTGCTATTGTAGCAGCAGTTGCAGCAGTAATTGCGATATTCGTTGCTTTATGGAATTCATCAGAAGTGGTTAGGGACACGGTAACAAACGCGTGGAACGCAATCAAAAATGCAGTTGGATCAGCAGTAAAAGCAGTAGTTTCGTTCTTCCAAGATTTGATGGGGCAATTCGGATATGTTAAAGGTGGCGTTGACTCATTAGCTCAAGTTTGGGCAGGTTTCGTTAAAACTGTTGAATTTTATATAAAACTCCTTACACCTATATTTAGTTCGACATTCAAAGGAATTATAGTAATTGTCAAAGTAGTCTGGGAAGTTATCAAAGCAGTAATAACAGTCGCAATGCATGTTATCGTTGGAACAATCACTGCGTTATTGCAATTACTTACAGGCGATTGGGAAGGTGCATGGAAAACACTATCTCAAGCAGGAGAAGCAATTTGGAACGCAATTGTAGAAATGGCTAAAAATATCTTTAACATCTTAAAAGATACTTTAGTACAAATTTGGCAAAGGATTGTAAGTTTCTTCTCAGAAGTGTTTGGTCCTTTATCTGGAATAGCGAGTCAGATTTGGCAAGGAATCGTTAATGTTATTGTTACAGTTGTTCAAGCGTTAGGTACATTTTTATCGGCTATATGGCAAGGAATCGTTACAGTAGCCACAACAATTTGGACTACTTTAGTCACTATAGCAACCACATTGTGGAACTTATTAGTCACTACGATTACAACTATAGTTACCACGCTAGGAACAATTTTATCTACAATTTGGACTACGATTGTAACAGTGGCAACTACTATTTGGACGACACTTGTAACCGTCGCTCAAACAATATGGACTATGCTAGTTACAGTCATAACAACAGTAGTTCAAACTATAGTTACATTTGTCACAACTGCGTGGACAACGTTGGTTACTATAACAAGTACTATAATGACTGCAATATCTTCTGTGATATCTACAATATGGCAAACAATAGTTACTATAGTCAGTACAGTTGTATCAACTATTGTATCTTTCGTATCAACTGGTTGGTCTACTCTAATGAGTATAACAAGCTCTATTATGTCTTCTATATCAGGCCTTATTTCAAGCATTTGGTCAACAATAGTAAGTTTTATAAGCAATTCGGTTTCAAGAGCAGTAAGTTTTGTAACCAGTGGCTTTTCAAACATGCTCAGTGCGGTTGGCTCAGCGATGTCAGGTATTGTTAGCTCTGTAATGTCTGGAATGTCTAGAGTTGTTAGCTCTGTAACTTCAGGCGTTTCAAGAGCAGTAAGTGCTGCAAGAGGTTTTATTGGAGATATGGTTCAAGTTGGAGCTGATTTGATACGAGGTATGATAAATGGTATTAAAAATATGGCTAGAGAGCTGGTAAGTGCTGCAAAAGGTGTGGTAATGGGTGCAGTTAACGCTGCTAAAAGCGCATTACACATTGGATCTCCTTCTAAATTATTCCGTCAATATGGTATTTGGACGATGGAAGGTCTAGGAATCGGAATTAATAAAGAAGGTAAAAACGTTATTAGTGGTATGGGCTCAATGGCTACTGATATTACTAAAGCGTTTAACTCACAACTTGCGATACCAGATATTCAAAGCAATTTACAAAAAGCTAACGCTAATTTAAATACACAAATCAACCACAAACATACATTTGAAACTAACCCATCTAAGCGTGTGGTTAAAGTTGAATTTGATGTAAATAACGAGGCTTTAACAGCTATCGTTAATGGTGAATTAGCCAAACAAGATTCTATGTTTACATTTTAGGAGGTCGTTCAATGGATATAGAAATTAAAAAGAAAAACGGTAAAAAATACACATTGGGCGACTTCGGTTTTAAAGTAACCAATGTGAATATAGAAAGTACCGAGCGTGAAACGCAATGGGAAACAAAAGAAAATACAAGTGGACGTATTTTATTAAGCAGTCAATATCGTAAGCGTATTATTACGGTTGACTGCTTTGTTGTTTCTACTAAGTTAAATGACAATCCAAGATTACGTGATGAGTTTTACGCTTTAACTAATGATTTAGAACCGTTTTATATTAGAGAATTAAGAAGATCGAGGGATTTAAATTATCGTTTTATTCAACCGCTAGAAGATGACTATCAAGAAATTGATGATTATAACAATCTTGTATTGAATCATGAGCCGTTTAACGATAACTACTATGTAAATGGTAGACAGTATCAAGTTATCTGTTCTGACGTCATTTCTCCAGAAGAAAACAGAAAGAAAATCAACTTTTCACTCAAGTTTGAAACTGCTGAGATACCATTCGCAGAAAGCATTGGGACATCTTTAGATTTGGAAAAACGACCAGATAAAGAACTATGGTCGAATGATATGAACATACCATTTGATGAAAATGATTATTTAAGAACTTATACGTTTAACGGTTTATATAACAACGCAGTTTACTATCACGGTAACGTTGCTAACAATCAATCTAACTTATACAAGAAAGTGACGATCATATTGGGTACTGATATTAAAGCTACTGATTCGTTTGTTTTTTCATTAGGTACCAGTGATATTATGACAATCAAAGGGATTAACCTAAAAAAGAACGACAAAATTGTCTATGACGGTACACAAACGTATAGAAATGGTGTGCCAATTAATAACGAATCATCGGGAGCACAACCAAAATTTGTACCTGGTTGGAACGAATTTGAATTCAATCATTTTGTTAAGTCAGTGCAGTTTGATATGAAATTTTATTACTTATAGAGGTGTTAACATGTCAATTTTAATAAGCCCAATGCGTGGTCGTGGCAAGTACGTTGACACTTCTACGACTATGATTTCAAAACTCGGTGCTGATACAGTATTGAAATTTGATTTGATTGAGAATGAAGATACTTACGATGTTATCAGAGGTATTCGAAAACGTTGGAGTGTATCACGTGTAGAAGGTCCTAAAGATAAGAAAGAATATGTTGTCTTTCTTATAGATAGACAAACACATGGTAAAAATCAACGTGTATCAGTTAGTTGCAGATATAAACCGTTAGATATCATCAAACGTTATAGAGTATACGAGTCAATTGAAGGAAGTTTTACGGCAGAAAACTTCTTGAAGATAATTTTTAAAGGTACCGGACTTAAATATAAGATTACTAAACCTTTAGGCTCATCTCGATTTGAAAGTGCTGGAGAGGGTGAAAGTGT